TAATGCATCATCCTCTTCTTTATCTACCGTTGAGGTAGTTTGAGGTGCGGATACAGCAGCAGTTACTAACTCTTCTGCTTCACCACGATCATTATCTTCATCAAAGACATCTGGGTCTTGTGCAGGTCTCTTGCTTCCAAGAACATATTCTAATCTCTTCTTGAGATCTTCATATGACTTGAACTGATCGGCAGCTACAATCTCTGCGAGAGAGAATTGTTTCTTCCATAAACCTTCAAGTGCATCGTCATCATCAAGTAGTGGACTTACTGCAGCGAACTCAGAACTATCATAGTTTCTGTATCCTGCTACGTTCTTTGCCTTCAACTTGAAGTTTGCACCTTGCCAGAAATCAAATGGATCAATTGCTTCCTCATCTTCAAACTCAGGTTGCATTGCTGCAGTGAGTTTATCAAAGATTTTCTTACCATATTTGAATAAGAAAGTCTTACCTTCGTTCTCAGGATTAGCAGGATCCTTCACAACATAGATGTTACTAATATAAGTGAGTTTACGTTTCTGTTTTCTTGCAGTATCTTTACCTGCATCTGTTCCATTGTTCCAGAGTTGGGTATTGTACTCAGAAACAGGATCTTTTTGACCAAGAGTAGTCAAACTATTTTCGATATACCAACCGCCAGGCCCTTGGAAGGCATGAGAGTATAGTTTTACGAATGGTAGATCCTCACCTTCTGGTGCAGGTAGAAATCTAATAACAGCATAACCGTTACCTGATTTATCTACGTCTAATTTCCAAAGACGGTCATCACCTGATGCACCGTTGTTATTCATTTTCTCAACTTCTTTAACTAACTTTGCAGTTAATGAGCCAAGTTTGGATTGTTTTTTTAAGTCTGCGAAAGACATTTGGATACCTCGGATTAATTGGATTAATTTGGATGTTTAGATTATACCATACATTGACTTAAATGTCAAGATGGTCTTTCATTTTTTGAATGGTTTTATCCATTCCCTTAAATAATGAGATCATATCAGTACCTTCTGGGAAACCCAACAAGGTAATTGATTTTTCTAAATTCTGTTTCATCTCTTTAGCTGCAGGATCATCACACAAAGATAACCTTGTGTACATGACCTTTTGCTTTTCAAGTAAAGAACTTAGTTTTTCAACGTGTTCCATCTTTTCCTCATCGGGCATTGTATTAAAATTCATCAGTGTACCAAAAACTTCTTTTTGAAGTTTATTGATTTCTTGTAGTTCTTCACGAACCATTTCTGATTGGAAAAATTCACTCATTGATGATTTCTCTTAATACGTTTTTATAATGAAATACATTAATATTTATAAAGGGAATGTATTTTTTTATCTTTAAACTGACGGATTCCCACACTGGATCTTTTAGTTTATTATCAAAGTTTTTTGCGAAAGAAAAGACTTTTTCCAGTATCGTAAGCGTTTCTAAACTTATCTCTCCACCCAGATACTTTTTTAGTAATGGTGGATGGCCCTTCGAGCAATCGAATACTTCTTCTAAGTTGTTTTCGTATATCAATTTCTCTACTTGTTCTTTGAATAAGTAAGTCAAACTCTGTTTGCGTCTTTTCCAATCTGCGTAGTTTCTTTCTCCAGAATTGATAATTTCTCCAATCCATAAGTTTTGTGGGTTATCGGTTGTTACAAAGTTTGCTAATAAGAAGTTTACGACTTCTTCGTCAGAGTATTTTCTGGATGTCTTTTCAAACCAGTATTTGTCTTTTCTTTTGTTAAAGGCACTCATTGTAGCCCTTGACTTACCACCATATTTTATAAAGTCATACTTAGGGTTAGTAAAATGACTTTTCATTGAAAGATAAGTTTGGTAAGTTTCAAATGGTGTCACTTTCATTTAATCTCAAGTTCAATTCCATTAAACATTCTAAAATCTCCTATTTTACCAGAAGGAAACGCATTAATAACTAAGGTGTGTCTATCATTATAATCTCTACTTGGTTTTACCTCATGAAATAGAGATGATGGGAATAAAACCAATTTACCTGCTTTTGCACGTACTTTATGAGACATTTGTTTAGACTCTAAAAGATGTCGAACAGTAACTAATGGATGATCTGCCTCTTCCCATATGCTGTTATGATACAGTGTAGTACCTGTATTTGAATTTGTCAAATAAAAGATACCACTTATATAAGAGTTTGTGTGAAAGTGCTTAAATTGATGTGTATTATATTTAGCTGCCGTTCCCCAACATTGAGTAATTGTGAATTTATCACATTGTATATTCTTTATTCTTCTTACTTCATCTAAACATTCATAAATCCATGCAGTAACATCAGCATATTCTGGTCTAAGATGTAAACGAAGATCCCTCGTCATTCCTGTAACTTGATAACCATCTGCGTTACGTTGTTTTTCTAAAAGTTCTTCTTTTTTAACTAATTCTAATGTGGTATTAAGAAGAGTTTGATCTGCTTCAAACTCATATATGATTTGAGGTAATACTTCAATCTGTTTCATCTTCTACACTTTCTAGGTGTTCAATTGCATCAACAGGCACTTCATTTTCACCGATACGATACCAGTGTTCAAGTTCTCCTGATTTCCAACTCTTACGTTCTCCAATATATTCAAGATCGGGGAAACTATGTTCCCTAAGCATTGCTTGAAGACGATAGTGTGTTAATTCAACTTTATTAGGCATTACAAAGGTAATTTTGCTCTTGATGTTTTTTTCATGAAATTTAGTTCCTGTGCATCCCACTTCAATTTCTCTTTGAGTGGTTTAGAAACTAACTTTGTTACTGATTCTATCTCAAGTCCATTGATTTCGCAATAGTAACATATTGCATCAATATAATTCATATCTTCTTTAGATACTATTGACTCAATTTCCATTGCAAATTTAGCGGGAGTAAGAAACTTCTTCTCCATTACTTGCTCAAGTTCTTTGTTCGGTTCCATAGATTTCCAATTTATCTCTAACAAACTTTCTAATATATTTGTCGAGAAGTTTGATGTACTTTGCTTTGTTGTACTCTTCATAAACTACACATTCTCCATTTTCACAAGCCATAATGATGACTAATTTTTTAACTGATATATTTTTTAATTCATACAACATACAACCGTATGCCATTGCTTGAACAAAATAATGTTCTATCCAATCCCTTGGCTTTGGTTTCTTAGATGTTTTAAAATCTATTATTGATAACTCTCCATCATATTCTGCAATACAATCAACAGTTCCAGCGATTCCCAGTTGTTTACTATATAGGGCACCTTCAAGGGAGTGAATATTATCTATTTTATTAAGTTCCCCCTTTGAGATTTTAAATAAAAAATCAGAAATAGGAGGAACCTCTGGAAGCACTTGATCGTTCTTTAAATAATGTTCCGTGAGTGTGTGCATATCAGTTCCACGGGTTGTGGCCGCTTTCGTGATACGATCTGCCTCTTCATTACCTACCTTCTTTCTCCAATTAACAAAGATGTCTTTATTAAAGTGGCTAGTTACGGAAGTAATCGAAACAAGTTTAAGTAACTCTTCTTCGTCTGGTACTGAGTAATAACGAACTCCATCAATAGTCTCCCTAGTCAGTTTAGGGAGATTCAAATCAACATGTTTAAACATTACATACCCATTTCAAGTTTAGCAATAATATACTCTTTCACGAGTCCAGAACGAATGATATCATCAATTCCAAATTCTATTATATCAAAAGAATTCATTTTACGCAAGATGTTCATAAAGTCCACTATACCGTTTCTTTCATTAGTTTTAAGTAAATCAGATTGTCTAGCATCTCCACAGAAACATATCTTACTATTTTCTCCTATTCTGGTAATAATACTATCGAGTTCATGGAAATTGAGGTTCTGAAATTCATCAACAATCACAATCGCATTATCGAGTGTAGTTCCTCTTAAAAACGAGGTACTCCAAAATTTAATTGTATCCTGTGCTTTTAGATTCCCATAAAGCATTTCAAAATCAGCATCAGAGTTCATTTCGAACATATACTTTACCATGTGCTTATAAGGCACTTGGTAGATGTCTGATTTATCTTCATAATCACCAGGTAAAAATCCAATCTCTCTTGTAGAGACTAATGATCTTACAATATAGATTCTTTCGTATGGAGTTTTCTGGTTTAAAACGTCCTTTAGAGCATTGAAGAGAGTAACGAAAGTTTTTCCTGTCCCAGCTGCTCCATAGGCAACGAGGTGTTTTCCTTCTTTATAGGAATCAAATAGTCTTTTCTGATTTTCAGTAAGAGGTTGGATATCAATCAAATAATCAGCACTCAGAGGTTTTTTCCTCTTCATCTGTTTACCAGTCATTCCCACACCAATAGGTTGATCCCCAGAGGTTTTTCTTTTACGGGCCATTTTATAGTTTCAAATTACGGGCACCTGGTGCTTTGGATGCTTTCTGCAGAACTTCATTCCAGCCAGGTTTTGTTTTACGTAGTTTATCTCTCCATTCTCCCACTTCTGCAGCCATCGGACATGTTGATGGATCAGAGTAATCTCTACTCCACTCAGGGTTATCAGCACACCACTGATCCCAGTCATGTACACTCATCGTGACTTCTCTCTTATCTCCAGTTTTTGTATTTACAACAGGGTATGTAGCCATAATATTTTATCGGGTAATTTATTTAGACCCATTCTAGGGCTTCTGATACGTTCGGGAATTGCTCTATAAAGATCTTTCTACATTGCTCTGCAATCTGCATGTGCTCTTTTTGAGTACCGTGTGCAGATCTCAGATTAATATAGTGAACCCATGAACGACAACTTCCAGTCATATAGATTCTGGTAGGAGTACATAGAGGTAACACCATTCTTGCACATTCCTTCGCAACACCCTGACTCAGCATTTGCTCATAAAGTGCCTTTGAGGA